CGCTATAGTTCTGAAGCCCTAGACCGTATACGAAAGGCGGTTGGCCCTAGAGATTGGTCCGCGTTATACCAGCAAAATCCTGTGGCAGATGACGGTGAATACTTTACCAGAGACATGATTCAGTACTACGACCCTGAAGATGTTGATATGGATGAGATGCGTTACTACTGTGCGTGGGACTTAGCCATCGGTAAAAACGACAGAAACGATTATTCAGTAGGCATGGTTATTGGCGTTAACGAGTGGGACGAGCTGTTCATTGTTGACGTGGTTCGTGGTAGATTTGACGGTTTCGAGATCGTCGAACGGATACTAGACCTTTACGAAGAGTGGAAACCTTCGATGATCGGCATAGAAAAAGGACACATTGAAATGGCCCTAGGGCCATTTCTTGAAAAACGTGTACGAGAAAGAGGACTTTATGAGGCTTACATAAAAGACCTTCGTACCGGAAGAAGAGACAAAGAAGCTAGAGCAAGGGCCATTCAGGGGAGGATGCAGCAAGGCATGGTTTACTTCCCAAGGGATGCGATATTTACCGGGCCGCTGGTAGCTGAATTACTGCGGTTCCCCGGCGGTGTTCATGATGACCAAGTGGATGCTTTGGCATGGTTAGGTTTGATGATGACTGAGTTTGCGACTTACCAAGCCCCCGTTATCAGAGAACCTTCGTGGAGGGACAGGTTAGACTATCTAACAGCCACTCCTAAAAATAAATCTGCAATGAGCGCGTAACTATGAAAAATACCCTACACAAGAAAAGGTCAATGTCTCCTGAAGAAGAAGGCCGCATTGCTTCTACTCAGTGGGATCGTTATGAACGCGCTCGAGATAATGGGCATCTTGAGTACATCGAGATGGCTAAAAAGTGCGATGCGTACTATCAAGGCGATCAGTGGGAGATAGAAGACGTTTCTATTCTTGATGCAGAAGGACGACCTGCATTAACAGTTAATACGATACTTCCGACTATTAACACGGTGCTGGGGGAGCAGTCCACCCGCCGTGCGGATATTCAGTTCAAGCCCAGAAGGGGCGGAAGCGAAGAAGTAGCAGATACGCTAAACAAGTTGTACATGCAGCTTGCCGATAACAACAAGCTGGATTGGGTTGAGCAACAGGTGTTTAGCGACGGTTTGATTATGGATGGCCGTGGGTATTTCGATGTGCGTATGGATTTCTCAGATCACGTTGAAGGTGAGATACGAATCACGGCTAAAGATCCTTTGGACATACTGATCGACCCTGATGCAAAAGAGTATGACGTAAAAACGTGGAACGAGATATTTGAAACTAAATGGATGACCTTAGACGATATCGAAGAACTATACGGAAAGGACAAGGCTGAAGACCTAAGGTTCATATCCGAGAACGGTAATTCGTTTGGGCGAGATTCAGTTGAATACGAAGAGACTCGATATGGAGATACAGAATCTACGGATGATTATCTAGGTAATGCGTATGACTCTGATGAATATAAATCAGTACGCGCTTTACGAGTCATCGAACGACAGCATCGTAAGTTAACTCGTATGCAGTGTTTTGTTGACCCTAATACTGGAGATTCTCGTCCAGTGCCTGAGGCATGGGGTGACCGAAAGATTAAGAAGTTTGCGAAGGACTATGGCTTAGAGCTTATTAGCAAAATGTCCAAGCGGGTCAGATGGACGGTGACCTGCGATAAAGTGGTACTTCACGATGATTGGAGTCCCTATGCCAACTTTACCATCGTTCCTTATTTTGCATACTTTCGAAGGGGTAACCCTTTTGGGATGGTTAGGAACTTATTATCTCCACAAGAGCAGCTCAACAAGATTAGTTCCCAAGAGCTGCATATTGTAAACACTACAGCTAATAGTGGTTGGATGGTTGAAAGCGGATCCTTAGTTGGTATGACCACTGACGATCTGGAAGAGCATGGAGCCGAAACAGGTTTGGTTGTTGAGTATGCTCGTGGCACAAACCCACCTATGAAGATTAGCCCTAACACGATACCGACTGGTTTAGATCGAATTGCCCAGAAAGCAGCGGCAAACATTCAGTCTATTAGCGGCATCAATGAGTCGATGCTCGGTACAGATAGTGCCGAAGTATCTGGTATAGCGATACAGGCTAAGCAGAACCGTGGCGCGATAATGATCCAAGTTCCCTTGGACAACTTGCGTAAAACTAGACACTACTTGGCCGAGACCATATTGAGCCTTGTCCAAACTTTTTATACTGAGCAGCGGATTATTCAGGTTACGAACGAAGCTGACCCAATGAAACCCAGAGAGCCGATGGTTATAAACCAGATGACTCCAGAAGGAACAATTGTTAATGACTTAACACTTGGTGAATACGATGTAGTGGTATCGACTGCACCTGCTCGTGATTCATTTGACGAAGTTCAGTTTGCCGAAGCCCTTAACCTGCGGCAGGTGGGCGTGGCAGTTCCCGATGATGCGATCATTGAGTACAGTCATCTTGCCAGAAAAGGTGAGCTGGCTAAACGTATTCGTATGATGACCGGCGTTGAGAAAACACCACAACAAATGGAGCTTGCAGCAGTGGCCCAACAAATGCAGATACAAGAAGCGCAACTTGAACTTGAGAAGTTACAGGCTGAAGTACAGAGGATCAGTTCAGAAGCAGCAGTAAATATAGCTAAGGCGCAGACGACTGCTACTGGCCCTGATATTCAGATTGCTGAGCTTCAAGGTAAGATTGAAATGAAGATGCAAGAGTTGCAGCTTCGAAGAGAGTTGGCGGATTTGACTAATGAAACTAGGACAAATCAGCAACAAACCCAGGCGGCTGCTAAGATTGCTTCTACAGCAATGCAAACAGCTGCTAAAAGCCCTTTATCACAATAGGAAATTGAAATATGTCTGAAGCTACTGAAAATACGGAAGCGACTTTGGAAGCAATGCCCGGCGCGGATGCTGCAGATCCTGCAGAAGCGCCATTAGATTTAAACTTTGGCCTTGGTGAAGAGGAAACAGAAGCGGAAACCGAAGAAGAAGTAGAAACTGAAGCGGAAGCAGAGGAGGAAGTTGAAGATGCCCCCGACGAGTCGGATAGCGAGGATCAAAGCGAGGGAGAACTTCAGGAAGAAGAGGCAGATTCGGAAGCTGAAGAGCAGTCTGACGACGGAGAACAGCCAGAAGATACCGCCGAAGTAGAAGAATCTACGAAAGAACCTGAAAAAAAGCCGATGGTACCTAAATCACGGCTAGATGAAGTGCTTGCTAAGCAGAAAGCCCTGCAAAAACAGCTCGATGACATGAAAGCAGCGCAGGAAGTTGCTGAAGATGCGCCCGAAGAGTACGATTTTGCGGCTAAAGAGGTGGAATACCAGACTTTACTGCTAGATGGGGAGGCAGATAAGGCCGCTTCGCTGCGTCAAGAGATGAGAACAGCGGAAAAAGCCCAAATTGCCTACGAAATGCGGCAGGAAATGACGCAAACCGTAAACCAAAACCAACAGGCTACAGCTTTACAGACTGCTGCTAGTGAGTTGGAGTCTAGTTTCCCTATATTTGATCAAAATGCTGCGGAATACAACGCTGATTACACCCAAGAAGTAATTGATTTACGTGATGCGTTTATTACGCAGGGGTATGGAGCGGTTGATGCTCTTGGAAAAGCGGCAAATTTTGTTATTAAGAGTAATGATTTAGTTGGAACAGCGGCAGAAGAAGGTTCTACGTTAGCTTCAAAGAAAGCCCCAACTTCACAGGACGAAGTAGCTAAGAAACGTGCCGAAGTTACTAAGAAACTCAAGGCAGCGGAGGCTCAACCTCCCGCATTGCCCGGAGAAAGTTCTGCTGACCGGGGTGAAAAGGCTTTAGATATAAGTACCATGTCTGAAGAAGAGTTTAATGCACTACCCCCGGACACTTTAAAGCGTCTTAGGGGCGATATCGTCTAATGTATGAAGGGTACGATCCTAGCTTTTATGCTAATAACGGTAATAGAAGGCAATGTTGTTGAAGGCGCGGACCAAATGTTGTTTAGAGATATCCACAGGTGCCAACAGTTTGCTTATTGGATAGAGCATAACTGCAGAGACACAAGATGTCGTGGGGGTATTAAACAACAAAACATAACTGCTTACTGTAGACCTGTTATGGCGGGTGCGAATCAAAAGTTTTGGGATTGAGCATGACTAAAAAATTACAGAAGGATTCAATTTGGGCTAAATATGATATAGATAACGATGGTACTGTCAGTGACGAGGAGCTAGAACGTGCTACTCAAATGATAGAATTAGATCTCAGGGAAGAGAAACAGGATAGTCAGCGACGGATTGCTTGGGTAGCGATGTCCTCAATGGTCGCTTACTCTTTATTGCCGCTTATGCCTTTTGTTCCAGAGGCTAGGTTGGATACCCTTTCTTCACTTAGTGACATTCTGTTTTTGAGCCAAGCCAGTATTATTGGTTTGTATTTTGGCGCAACGGCGTATATGTCACGTAAACCGTAAGGTTATACGATGATTATAGAATCCGTGGCTGCGGCAGGCGCGATCCTGTCTACAATTTCCACCGCCATAAACAAACTCAATGAGGTTGGCGATGGGGCCAGCAAAGCAGTTGAGTTGATGCAAGGGTTCAGTGATGCGCTGGATTCTTTTGAAAGGGACAAGAAAGACTCGGTTATTAACAACCTGTCATCTCAAGAACTTCTAAAACTTGAAAGCATTAAACATCGGCGCGATCAATGGGAAAAGTCGCTTCACGACATGCTCATAATCCACGACCCAGCACTACTCCAACGATGGGAAGATGCTAAAGCTAGGCAAAAAGCCAACCATAAACGGCAGATGGAGGCCATAAGAGCTAGGGCTGCGGCTAGAAAGAAAATGCTTCGGCAAATATATTTAATTATGGGGGTGAGTGCTATTGGCATTCTTTGTGCGTTTATTTTAATTGGAGGGGTTATACTAATCTTTAAGTAATGGATATAGGAGGTTAACTGTGGCACATGAAAATAGAAAAGCAGCTTTACTTAAAAAGCATGGATTAAAAGGCGTTAATAAACCTAAAAGAACTCCTAATCATCCTAAAAAGTCACACATGGTGTTAGCGGCTGTAGGACACGAAATGAAGCTAATTCGTTTTGGGCAGCAGGGAGTTAGGGGTGCGGGTAAAAACCCGAAGAGCGCGAAGGACAAAGCCCGTAAGAAGTCATATTACGCTAGGCATAACGCGCAAGATGCCAAACCATCTAAGCTAAGTGCCCGGTATTGGTCACACCGTGTTAAATGGTAGTGTTTAACAGCAGTTAAATAGGGTTGTTTATTTATTTTTATATTAGTACTATCTAACCTTCGTACGACTATACGATATTAGTCCGTGCCGTACACGTTAAAACCGTATTCCGCCTGTAAAGGCGTTAAACCTTCCGAGGTCGAACCTCGTTAAACACCGCTAAGACGTCGCCCTACGATACGGGTAACGGATTAGCCGCTCCAGAAGTCGGCTGTGGAACTGAAATTTAAACGCATAAAGGAGAACCATAATGGCTCTTACTAACTTTGCGTCTCTAACTTCAAACCAACTAACCGCTTGGAGTAGAGACTTTTGGCAGGTTGCTCGCAACATGTCATTCATTAACCAGTTCGCAGGATCTGGTCAAAACGCGATGGTTCAGCGCATTACTGAACTAACTAAAAATGACAAGGGTACTAAAGCAGTTATTACGCTATTAGCGGATATGACTGGAGACGGTATCACTGGTGACAATACTCTGGAAGGGAATGAAGAAGCGTTAAGAGCGTACGACATTACTATCGAGCTTGACCAACTAAGATTCGCTAACAGAATCTCTGGTAGGTTGGCAGACCAGAAGTCAGTCGTAAACTTCAGAGAGAACTCTCGTGACGCACTTGCTTATGCAATGGCTGATCGTATGGACCAATTGGCGTTCTTGACTCTTTCTGGTATCGCTTACACTCATAAGACCAATGGTGCTTTGAGAAATACCTCAAGTACTAGTGGGCATGAGTTAGCTGATCTTGAGTATGCCTCTGATGTATCTGCTCCAACTGCAGCTCGACACAGACGAATAGATGTGTCTGGTGGTACTTCAACTCTTCAAGCAGGTGACACTACTGCAGTAGCAGCCACTGATAAGATTGCTTATCGTGACATCGTTAACCTGAAAGCCTACGCTAAAGATAACTACATCCGTGGTTTGCGTGGTGCTGGTAACGAAGAAGTGTTCCACATGTTCGTAACTCCTCAGCAAATGGCTGACCTGAAGCTCGATTCAGACTTCTTGACTAACGTACGTCAAGCGTCTGCACGAGGACCAAACAATCAATTGTTCTCTGGAACAAGCAGTTTGATGGTTGACGGCGTTATGGTTCACGAGTTCCGCCACGTATTCAGCACAGAAGGTGCTACCTCTGGTACTTCTTCTAACGCTGGCGCGGCTGGATACAAGTGGGGCGCAGACGCTGACGTTGACGGCGCACGTGCTCTATTCTGTGGCGCTCAAGCTCTTGCAATGGCTGATATCGGTAACCCTGAGATTGTTGAAGATACTTTCGACTATCAGAATCAGGCTGGTATCTCTATTGGTAAGATCTTTGGTCTTAGGAAGCCTAAGTACAACAGCGACTACAATGGTAGCGTTCAAGACTTCGGCGTAATCGCTCTTGATACAGCTCAGTAGGGCAAGGAGAATATAGAAAATGGCTACTTTAACTTCTGGCGCAGTATCGGGTAATAGCTCGTTTAAACCTTATCCGCAAGGAAACGTAGGTGTAAGACAGGCTACTTATTCTGTAACTGCAGCTTTAGCAGGCTCCGATGTCGTACAAATGGTCGATGTTTTCGCAGGTGAAACTGTTGTTGGTATAGTACTTACTACTACTGACCTAGACACCAACGGATCCCCCGCTATTGTACTTGACGTTGGTTACGGCGGCGCAACCGCAGCTTTCATCGATGGTTCAACTATCGGTCAAGCAGGCGGAACTGCAAGCTCGTTTGCAATTGGTAACGCAACACACGGTTCAACTGCAACCGCACCTGTTGCCTTTACTGCTGACGACACAATTGATGTACTTGTTCAGACAGCCCCCGGTACTGGGGCTACTACTGGTACAATCACTTTGTACGCTTTCGTAGCATAGAGTTAACGCCCCCTCTTCGGAGGGGGCTTTTATACGAGGTATAAATAATGTCTTACACTAGGAAGTCGAGAAGAAAAGATCGTAAGATCAAAACACAAACAACAGCTGAACGTAGGAGAGGGGGCAACAGCCCTGCAGCTCGACGGGCAGCAGCAAAAGCAAACGTAAGAGTGAAACCTACAGCGTCTAGGTATACTAAGGTTGACAGTACTCCTAAAAATAAACCTAAGTCTCCTACAACTAAACCTAAGATAACTAAAACTTCTTCAAGTGAAATGCGTGGGGATAAAAAAGTTACTACTACACAAACTACTGGGAAGGCAAAGAAGACGGATCGCATTCCTAAAAGACCAAGGGTAACTGGTAAGGGAAGCAGAAATGTTTCGAGGACTGGTGCTACAACTGGTAAAAGAACTTTGGCTAATGTGACACGAGAACAGCTAGTAAAAGCTGGTTTAACTACTGGTCCAAAAGGCCTTCGTAAATATCTTAATTTTCTGGATAGAAATGGCAGACGCCCAACCGCTAAAGATTTTAAGTAAGGAGAGATAGATGCCGGGAAATAAAAACGGTAATGGTAATGATAAGAAGGGAAAAGGTACTCCAAAGAAACCTACTTCACCTTATCCAACACGAAGGACTGCTAGAAAAATGATGAAGAAGGGTTATTAATCATGAGAATTGTTTCTGACACGGAAGTTAGAATTGCCATGTTAAGTGGCGCGGTTGTTTTATTGCATCCTGGGGAAGAGCGAGAAGTCTCAGATGAGATTGGCTTAGTCGCTGTGCAGATGGGTGCTAGATCTTTGTCTGGTATGCCTTCTCCTGAGGAAGAGCAGCCTGTTGAAGACGAAGTTGAGATTGAACTGGAAGAAGAACCAGTTGAAGAAGCGGAACCCGAAGCACCTACGTTGCGTGAGGGGCTGGTTGAAACGTTTATAGAGATTATAAACGAAGGCAACCCTGATGATTTTAAAGCTGACGGGGGTGTAAAAGCCGCTGTTATAAACAAAAAGATGGGGGATACGATTCCTCCCGAAGAGCGCGAAGCTGCTTGGCAAGAAGCCCTAAACAGATAGAGGTTTGATATGACTGTAACCGTACAAAGCGTTATAGATCGTGTACAGGTGGTCTTACAGGATACCACTGGTATACGATGGCCTGTTGTCGGGGAGTTGGTTTTATTCGTAAATGATGCCCAAAGAGAAATAGCGTTATTAAAGCCTGATGCAAGTGCTACAACTGCTAATGTGCAGTTAGTAACAGGTACTCGCCAAACTATACCAACCGCAGGTAATCGACTCTTAGCACTGGTTAGAAATATGTCTGATACTTCTGGAGGTGCTACAGGAGGCAGAGCAATTAGGTTAGTCTCTGGCGAAGTGTTAGATGCTCAAACTCCTAATTGGCATAACGCTTCTGCGTCATCTGGTACGGATGCAGCGCACACTACTGTCGTTAAACATTACGTTTATGATGAGCAAAACCCTCGTGTTTTTTATGTGTATCCGGGTGTTGCTGGTAATGCATATGCTGAGATAGTTTATTCAGCAAACCCTGCTACTGTCGCACAGAATGGTAACTTGGATATACCTGATATTTTTGCCAATGCAGTTGCAGACTATGTTCTGTTTCGGGCGTATACAAAAGATGCAGAATATGCGGGTAATGCTTCTAGGGCAGGTACCCACTACAATCTTTTTATTAATTCGGTTACAGGTAAAGGTCAGATAGACGCGATTACTTCACCGAATGTTGATGTGGCGAGTAATGTTACTTTACCTTCTCAACAAGCTCAAATGAGGTAATCTTATAATGGCTTCTTATGAGTCGTTACTTTCTGAAATTATTCCAGTAGTGCCGGGTTGTACTGATACTCTTATCGAACAGAATATTCGTGCGGCTGTTATTGAACTGTGTGAGAAAACGGAAGTTTATCAGCAAGAGTTGGACCCTGTTTCTACAGTAAAAAATATATTTGAGTATGATTTGGAACCCCCTAGCGGTACATCAGTCCACAAAATTATATGGATGACTTATGACGGGGAAGATTTAGAGGCGATTACAAATGCGTTGTTAGAACAACGTAAGCCTAAATGGAGACAATCTGGTTATGAAGGACGACCAGAGTACTTTGTTAAGCAGTCGCCTTCTCTTTTTTATGTAGCACCTGTACCCAATGAAACAAAGGTAAACGGGCTGTTATTACGAGTAGCGTTAAAGCCTACTCATACGTCCAGTTCGTGTGACACTGATATAATGAATGATTATAGAGACACTATAATTAACGGTACTATTTTCAGGTTGTTAAGACTTCCAGGCAGGGAGTGGACGGATTATGACGGGGCGCAAATTTACGCATCGTTGTTTGCTCAAGGGTTAGATGCCGCTGAAAAACGCGGACGGCAAACAGCATCAAGAGTAGCTAGAAAGGTGAGATATAGTGGAACAGGGCCAAGTTATAGGCTTACACGTACCAAATATTCAAAACGATGAAAAAGTTTTTGAACCGATTATTGGTAGCATTCGTGAAGATTGGGATAGGGTTCGCCCTTATATTCAGTCTCTTTTGGACGACTGCCCGAACTTATCTTTCCGAGCAGAAGATGTTTATGCGGAAGTGGTTGCGGAAAAAGCCATTTATTGGAAAGCTCCTGAAGGGTTTGTTATTTCGACTACAGAAGTTAATCGATTTACTAACCAAAAGACTTTCTTTATCTGGATAGCGTGTGCCTACAAAAGAGGCGATAAGAACATGTTGAAATACTATCCTTTTTTCCAAGCACTAGCGAAAGAGTTGGGTATGGAGGCTTTAGAAGTACAGACTGCTCATCAAGCTATTCAGCCTATTTTGTTAGGCGCGGGTTGGGAACTAGATACTGTTGTGTACAGACTTGAGGTATAAAAATGGGAAGACCTAAACAAAAAGATTATGAAGCCACTGAAGCAGAAAAAACTTCGGCTTCGGTTGCCAAAGCAAACTATGATTTTTTTAAATCAAATTACGCGCCCTTGCTTAGAGAGATGCGGGATCAAAGTCAATCTGAGGATAATCGATTAGCTCTTCGTGGTCGGGCAGGCGCAGATACTATGCAGGCTTTAACATCTGCTCCTACTTATAGAGGTACTCAAAATATTGGTGCTACTGGCGATCTTTCACAGGCTCTTACAGGGCAGTTAGGGGTAGCCGATAAATCTGCTAAAAATATACAGAACAAAGCCGCTGCAAATGTATTAGGCGTGGCTAGAGGCCAAGCTGCAGACGCAGCGACTGGCATGGCGCAAGCATCCCGATTAGCTACTAGTGACGCATTGGCAAAAGCTAGAAATAAATTAACAGTAAAAAATGCGGCAATAAAAGCTGGTATGAAAGTAGCAGGGACTGTGGGTGGAGAACTGGCTGAGGAAGGTAAACTTGGTGATTTTGGTTCAGCATTCTTTGAAGAATTACCTAATCAAGTAAGCTTAGGATAAATCATTATGGCAAATTCAATGGCAATGCAAAGAAGGAGGTTCGGGCGTTTAGGTGAAGGAGCCGAAAGGTATTATCAAGAGAATCAAAATGTTTCTGGCGGCGCAATTAGTAGTTTGCCTGTTGTTTCGGACCCCGAAAAAACTTTTGCTAATATAACTCGTGGGGAGTATGAAGATTACGTTAGGGACTATCGTGATTTTGAATTAAACCAGATACAAAAATCGCAAACTGACACTTCTTTAATAGACTCTGCAAGAGAAGATGCAACAACAGCAAACCGTCTTGCGGGAGAAGTAGCTGAAAGAAATTTAAGTCGTTATGGTGCTAATCTGACTCCAGCCCAAAGAAAACAACAGGAAAGAGGGTTACAACGGGCTTCTACGTTAGGCTCTATACAAGCACTAAGTGATTCTAGGATAGCGCAGCGTGAAGCAAATCAAGCTCTTTTATCTGACCTTATTAATATTGGACAAGATTTAAATAGGTCTTCTCAAAGTCAACTTGGTAGTGCAGCAGCGGATGCTAACCAACGTAAACAGGCTTATGATGCTGCAAAAGCAAACTCTAAAGCTCAAACATATTCAATGGCTGGATCGTTGGCTTCGACTGCGATAATCGCAGCTTTTCTTATATAGGTAATTGGTATGGCTACATCAGCTTTAAGTGGTTTTGCTAGCGGTCTTGCGGGGTATCAAGGCGCTAGAGACAGAAAAGATCAAAAGGATTATAACGAAAGGCGTTTAGGTTTACTTGAAGCCCAAAACACACGTGAACAAGCCGACTTTGACTCAAAGCAAAAACAAGCTGGATTAAATAAGCTATATACAGCAGGCCGTGATAATGAATGGATTATGCAGGGCGCAGGTAAAGGCGGAGAAGACGGCATAGGGTTAACAGATAAATTAAAGGAGGGGTTTACTGTTACAGGTAGTAACGCACAAAAATTTGCAATTGCTAATATTAATGCAGGAGGAGCCAGTAAGTTCCCTCCAGGTTTTAAAGTTACAGTTATAGAATCTAAAGGTACAAATGAAAACGGCGAAGAAGTCTTTGCAGCTCGTGGTAACTATAACGGGGACCCCGAATCGTTTGGCGTACTTACTGTAACTGGAAGTAACGACCCTGACGCCGACACAAAATTGTTTACGAGAGATGAGTTGTTTGAGCAAACTCAACAGGCTTTCCGTACTACAGATGGCGGGGTTTTGTATGGACAGACTTTAATTGATTTGCATGATCGTCGAAACAGTGTCGATCTCATTAACGCATATCATACCGATCAGCTTGCCGATAAAGCAAAACAAGTAGGGGGTCCAGAGCTACAGCGAGAAGTCTCAAGCGTTATTGCTTCAGCGACCAACCCTGAAGACAAAGCTGAGACGATAGGAAAGCTAGCTGAAGACTTACAGGTAGACCTCGCATCTGAAGTGCCGAAGCAAGCTCAAGGCGTAAGTCAATCTACAGTAGATGCCTATGATGATTTCGTTTCAGGCGGTTCAGCAAAACCTGCCCCTAGCTTAGCAACTCCCCCTAGTGATAATAAAAAGCCTGTAATGGAAAGCCCTGTGACGACGGTATCACAGACCTCTACGGGCCGTGTTGCACCTGACCAGCTGGTTACTGACGGGGACAGACGTCTACAAGCAGCTATGGATGAGTATCGTGAGAGAACTGGGTCTGAGATGCCCCCAGAGATGATTGAAGAGTTTGTAGCGAATGATATTGCCCCTGCCCCGGCAGGGCAAAGTCAACTACCGTCTTCGAATGTTACGGCAGACGGAGGAGATTTAACTGAGGTTGCAAGGCTAGAAGATGAGTTAGCTTCTATTGAAGCTCGTAAAACAAGTGGTAGCCCGGCTAATGTGGCAGCGGCAAATAAAAAACGAGAAGAAATAGCTGCTGCAAAAGGGCAAGCATCGTCAAGATCAACTCGTCCTATGCCAGCTCGTGGGGCAGCAGAGTTTAATCGCCAACTTGATGAAGGGGATTTGACTCTAAAACCCCAACCCGAATCTAATCTTAAAGAGAATGTTCAAAGTTTTGTAGACAGTGTATTTCCTAAGGCTAGCCCTGCTCGAGGGGCAGAGGAATACAATAGGCAAGTTGAGGCCGGTGAGATTATGCCTCCTGTAGTAGAAGAAAAAGCCGCCCCTGCTCTCGAAGGAAAAACCGTTAAGCAGATCGATGACGATCTTGATAACGATAGACTACCAGGGCTTAAAGATCCTGAAGTTATAGAAGCTGCAGCAGAAGATCTTAGAAAAGAAGGCGTAGAAACCGTTGCTGACTTAGCTAAATTGTCACGGCGTAAACAATTATTGGCTTATGCCATGATTGTTGCTTCTACTCCAAATGATGGTAATAGAGTAAATGTCCGTAACCAGTTAATAAATGTCTTGGAAACGGGGATTTCAGATCGTGGTAAATCAATTGTGGATGCACAGAAAGCCAACACTGCTGCTGAAAGGCTTAGTTTCGATATAAGGGTAAATCGTGACAACTTAATAAAAGAAGGTACTGATGCGGCAAACGAAGCAAACCAAGCTTTGGTGGATGCTATTTACAAGGATGAAGATGGTAAAGCAACTTTTGCACAGCTTAATATGGCTAAAGCAAATGAGGTTGCGAACACCTTATTCCCTCCAGTTTTTACGCAATGGCAGGGATTTATGAGAAGGGGCAATATCTTAGCGGCAGAAGCCCTTAGACCTCAAATGAATGCCGGGATAAGTTTTGTTGTGCAAAGTCTCGTGAAAGATGGTGAGGAAACGCTATTAGATTCTTTCCTTACTTGGTTTAATCCTGATCCTCAAGGTCAGTTTAACGGAGATCTTTCCAACATTTTCCTTCAAGATGTGAAGACGGACGAAAAGACAGGAGAGATAATTGGCGGGGATATTGTGTACTATGAAGGCAATACAGAAACAGGTAATCGCCTAGATGTTTCACAGTTGCAAGCTATAAACGACAACCTCGCTAAAATAGTATTAGATGCAGCGAAATATAATACTGAACAAAAACTAAAACAAAGTGGTAGAGATGCCTGATGGCAGGGTTCGAAGATGTTATTAAAGATCTTGCTTCTGCGAATAGAGCGGCAGCTGCGGCAGGCCCGACGAAATTTCAACAGCAAGCTGCTATCGATCAAGGCCGTGAATACGGTCTAGCCGAAACATTTAGGCGTGGCGCTCAAGCAGGCGCACAAGGTTTACGAACTGATCTTAATTACTTTGCTGCCCTTGGCAACAGTCTTATTGGTGATGAAGAAGGCGTAGCCGCTAATATAAGGAAGGCTCGAATTAACGAGTCCTTCGCTGGAGACACTTTAGGGAACTTAGAAACCTTTGGGGAATTTTGGGAAGAACCTACCTTTGACGGGTTTATATCTCAGGTTTTTAAAGGTACAGGTCAACTTGTTCCTTTTGCTATTAGTTCTATTGCAAGCGCAGGCGTAGGTGCTTTAGCAGGCGTAGGTTTAAAACTTGGCGGGGAGGCCACAAAATACGCCGCCAAGAAAATAGTTAGAGAGTCACTGGAGAAAACTGCAAAAGGTCTTGCTACTCCCGACGAAAAAGATATTGCAGAAGGTGCATTTAACTTAGCTAAACGTGCTCGTTACGGAGCGTATCTTGGAGCAGGGGCTTCTGAGTTTGCTCCTCTTTCTGGCTCTAACTTTGCTGAAGCAATTGAGTCGGATATGGACCCAAATGATCCAATGGTAGCTTTTAGAGCAGCAGCAATAGGAATACCGCAAGCAGCTATTGGTGTGGGCGGTGAGGCTCTTATGCTCAAGCTTATTGCAAACCGAGCTAAAAAATTAGCCGCAGGTAATAGTTCCAGTACTTTTGGTAGATTAGCAAAAGACCTTGGTGGCGGCTTTCTTAAATCAGGTGCTACAGAGGGTGCTGCAGAATTAGCCCAAGAAGAGATTGCGATTCAAAACCGTTTTCTTATGGACAAAACGTATACTCAAGCTGAAGCAAACCTAAGACGTGGTGAAGCAGCGTTTGCAGCATTTTTTGGCGGCGGTGCTTTCGGTGCGGCAGGTTCTACAGCGGCGGGCGGCGTCCGTGAACTTGGGAACATTAGCATCCCTAATAATGTTTCTGAAAGAGCGCAAAGTTATTTAGATCAGGGTAAACAAATTTTTACCGAGCGCGTTATAAATAATGAGTTTTTAAATAAAAGAAAACCAGGGTTTACTGATGCAGAAGCACCCAGCGACATAAATGCTCAGCTTGAGCTGATGTTTGAAGATGGGCATAAAAGAGATGTTGTGTGGGTAGAAGGAGACACACCCTCGTTTGGAGCTACAGCTGATGGAACCACAAAAAAAGTAAGCCTTGCATTCCCTTCGGGTAATAGAGAAGCGTATGTTGCGTTTGTTCCGGGTAGGGGGACAATTGTTTCTCCCTTTATGGATATTATTGAACAAGTTGTGGCAGGTAGAGCTACCCCAGATGTACTTTCTACAGCGTTAAAAATGAGCGGAACTAAACCCCCTGATGCCGATAGGGTTGTGCAGGTGTTTGATCCAAAAGGGAATGTGGTTTTTGAAGAGGCTACTAATGCTGAAAACGAAGCAGAAGCTTTTGCGTCAGCGAACAGTCAACTTCCGAAAGGAGGAAGGGTTGAAGTTAATGCGGCAGACGATGTAATTGCGGCCCGACAAGAAAAAGTACAAGCGCAAGTTTTACCGGAAGGGCAAGAAGTAGACCCAGGTCTTGAAGATCTAGCGCAGTTTGCCGAAGGACTAGAAGCTGTAACTCAGGAACGAAAGGAAGAATTACAGCAAGAAGCACAAGACCTTAGCCGGGCAGTAGAAACACCAGAGGGAGTAGACCCCGATAGACTTGATGCACTTGAACAGGAAGTACAAGAAGCACAAAAAACACAACAAGATTCTGCTGATGACATTTCGCTTACTGGACCTTTAGCTAAAATTAGGGCTTGGAAACGAGAGCAACAGGGCGAACCAAAAGAGTCTCCCATGAGGCAACGAACAACTCGTGAAAGAATAAACGACGTTGTTGAATTGATAGAAGTCTTAACGCCCCGAGAAGAAATTGTAGAAGGTAACAGGCAAGCAGGACGATCTCGTAGGCTACGAGCAAGTGGATTTTTTACGGATTTAACTACAGGTCTTACTTTTAGAAGAGTAGACCCAGAATACCCGGACAAGATTACATCAGCAGAGATGATTGAAGCCCAGCGTCGTCGCCCTGAACCTACACCAGAAGCACCTTTACAAGCAGGGCCAGAGCTTAGAGCCGAAGCAAGAGAAGCAGAATTACGAGAAGAAGTGGGAAACCGGCTTGACGCTTTAGCTAAAGGAGACTCTGAATATGCAGCTATAGCAAAAGCCTACAACGAAGAATATCAAAATAGTGATATTGAGGCTAAAGACCAATTTATTGATTTTATATTTGAAGGGAAAGAAGAGCTTGAACAATCTCTTGGGCGGGGGATTGAAGATCGTTTAACCAGACAAGATATTCAAAATGAGTTAGAAGCAGCGCAGTTATCAACAGATGTTGAAGGAGTAGAACAGGAAGTAGCTGATCCGACTTCTGGCATGGGAGAACAGAACTTACGAGTATTGTTCGAAAATAATAAACATAAAGAAGCTCCTTTAGATCGAGACGGTTTAATTAAACTTTACCCCCGTGATATGCCAGCAGCACGGGCTGCTTTTATGGAAGAGTTTGAGGGCAGGTTTTCGCCAAACTGGGAGGACGGCGGTTTTTGGCAGCGTATGACTCCTGCAATGCTTAAAGAATTAGTTAAACAAAGTAAAGCAGGTAGAGAAGTTTCGATAGAGCCGCCCGGACCTTTTAATCCTGGTAGATACCTTATAACAGTTCTTACATCTGATGCTGAATTGTTTAAACATAAAGCAAGAGGAAAGGCTGAAAAACTCGTAACTATGGATGCTTTTTTGCTACTTGAAGTAAATGCAGCAAAAAGTAGTCAGTATGCAAAAGATAGTGGTGTAAGTATTACCGATCCTCTTGGTAACACAGCAAAAGTAAACTTAGTAGATATCGTTGCTGCAGGTAAACGGTTGTTAGAGTCAAGACTTCAACAAGATTTTGTTGCTGCGTCAGATGGACACGCTTTAATAGAAATGTTTAATGAGTTAATAATTAACGGCTATGACATTTCTTTTGATCTTGAGGGCAGAGATAGAGCTGGTAAAAGAATAGTTAGAACAGCATCTATAACTAAACAAACAACTTTTACTGCAAAACATGTTGTTGACGAAGACAGTATGGCTACTGATTTAGAACAACAAACAAGAACGCGCAGGGGAGCGCAACCTAATAGATCCCAATTAGAGTTATTTACTTTAGACGGTAAATCAGTAGGTGAACAAACTACTTTTAAAAGTACGATTCTAAGAGAGTTAGCTGCTCATCAACAAAGAATTAGTAGATGGTTTGTAAATAACTCGGATGTAGATCCTAACGATCCAACAAATAGAATTCCTCGGGCAAAACCAAGTGAGCCAAGACCTGTAGCTCCTCCATATTTAAACCTAATACTTAAAACAGGCGCTTCTTCAAAGGATGACCCTTATCTTAAAGATGATAAAGGTAACGCGATGAAGGTTCCTTTAAGAAAAATTATAAGTAAAAACTTAAAGATGGCGCGTGAAGAAAACTTAGGCATGGTAGTGAAACCTGCTTCTTTTGCGTCAGTAACTGACGCAAACAGAGTTTACTTACAACAACGGGCAGAGCAAAGACTAGGCGGCTCACTTGAAAAAGGTGCGTTTAGTATATGGGTTAAAGAGGATCTTGAAAAAGAACTTGAGATACAAGCCGCAATTGAAGAAGGGCTTATCGAAAGAGAGACTCCCGGAACTCCCGGAGATTTAGAAGCCGGGGGCAGTAGGATAGTTGACGAATCGCCTGATGTTCCTTACGCCTACTACGACACAGAAGTACCAACAGTAATAGAAGGGGAAAGAGCGAAGACTTCGTTATCTTTTATATTTGGGGAACCCGAGTCTACGAATGCGAGTGTAAATACTGTAGACGTTATAAAAAGGATGATTCAAACTTTAAGTATAAGAAAGCCCACGGGTATTATCTTTGCTTCGCAGTTAGATGCTTTATCACCAGATCAAATTAGACAAAGATTTCGTGACACTAGAGTAGCTGACAAAATAATCCAGCTAAAAGATGAAATGGCGGCAAGCCAAGGGAATGATTTAGGCCGGGCCATTACCTATAGTAATTCCCATTTCATTATTGTGGACGATGTAAATACTGGTAATGAGCTTGGTACAGCTTTAGTGTTTGCCCATGAAATAGGCCATCTTTTCCTAAATGAACAAATGGATGGTTTGTTAAGAAAACCTATCTATAAAAAAATGCTTCGCGCTTTTGAAAAACGAGATAAATCTATAAAAGGATATGAAGGTCAGTTTGGTTTTGAAGAGTGGTTTGCAGATCAAGTAGCTAAATGGGGCGCTCAAGAGTTTATAAAATCAAAACCTAAAAATATTGTAGAAAGCACGTTTAAAAAGATTGCAGCTAAACTTAGAGCCATGTTTAAAGCACTAGTGCCTTTCTTGCAACGGAGGTTTAAAGGTCCAGTTGACGTTTCTGCTGAGACATTTATAGAACAGGTTGTAGAAGCTAATCGTACTAATAACGCAACATTAGTTGCAGATCCAGCTGCTATAGCAACATGGGAAAAACAAGCCTTAGTCAAAGCCATACGTGAAGAAACTGAAAATACTCCAGGGGCAGTAAGTTTCTCTAAGAACCTATTTGAACAAGTAAAACTTGCGATAAATAATAAGGTTAGAGGGATGCAGCCCTTACGCAATGTGTTCTTTACTGCTAATAAAAACCTTCGAATGATTGGAGATTTTATTAAAGATGCTAAAGGCCAAGAAACAACAACACGTGTGGGAGAACTTATTGCAGATATGTTCTACCGTGAAGCAGGTGCTCGTACAGGCGGTAGTAGAATGGGCATGTTGCAAGAAGCTGACGTACAGAATCGTGAAATTGAAGAGCGATTTAGAAGGGAGATAGGAGCTTTAGACTCACCAGAAGTTATAGCTGCAATGGAAGCTGCTAGTAGTGAAACGCCCACCTCTCAACTTGAAAATGAGTTGGCTGTTAAGATTCGGGTTTTCTTAGAAGATCTTCATAAGAATTATATCCAACCTTCACAAGAAGGATTTGGACGAAATCAAAAAGGAAGGATTGATTTCCAACAGAATTATTTTCCTGTTGTTTTAAATCTGCAGGAAATAGCCCACAACGGAGAAGCATTTGCACTACTTCTTCTTAGGGCAGAAGAGCAAAGAAAACCGTTTGCTAGTTCTAACGACAGAATAAAAGCACTAAACGCAATTAGAAAATCACTTGCAAGAATTGTTAAGTATCAAGATGTAGTTGAAAACTCTGAGTTAAATATAGATGAAGTAGACCCTGCAAGTGTAAGAGAAGAGAAACGACGTTTAACAGCTCTTGTATCCAGAGAAGAGTTAATGCAAAAGGGCTTTGCGCTTCCACCTGTTGAAGCCTTTATGATGTATAAAAAACAGTTAGTAAAACGTGTTGAGTGGAATAGCTCAACAAAAAGTGCTACAGGTACTGATCGTTTACAACCTCTTTTAGACCAACTTGATGCGAAAGATAGAGCGTACGCTCAAGAAATTATTAATGGCTATTTAGGATACGGTTATGAACCTATGTCAGAGAAACGTCGCAAGTGGCAAAGTAGATTACTGGCGGCTCAGTACACATTATTACTACCGTTTGCAGCTATCGGTTCACTTCCCGAATTAGCTGGCCCGATTATATTCTCTAAAGAATTTAATGGTTTTGAGATGGCCTTTAGACAATTAAAGCAAGGTCTTTCCCAAGAAGAAGCTCGAAAAATAGCAGAAGAAATAGGGCTTGTACAAGATGGGGCTATATCTAATGCTTGGATGAGTGTTACAGAACGTGAACACATGGACGAAGCATCTCGTGCTTGGACTGATAAATATTTTAAATATACAGGGCTAGAGTTCTTTACAAACTTTAGTCGTAGTTTTGCTACTGGCATGTCAGTGCAGTTTTTACTTCATCATGCTGATTTACCTAACTCAAGGTCAGCCCGTTACTTGGATTCTTTAGGGGTTACACCAGCGCAGATAAAAGCATGGGATGAAGGTGGGCGCACATTTGAAAGCCAAGAAGGTAAAGCAGTTAAGTTCGCAATACAGAAGTTTGTTGAAAGTTCCATACTTAGACCGAACGCAGCAGAACGACCTACATGGGCATCTGATCCTAGATGGGCTTTAGTGTGGCAATTAAAATCATACTTCTACGCTTTTTATACAAAAATAATTGGGGGTATAAGAAGAGAGATTGGAATAAGAATGGCTGAAACTGAAGGGCGGCAACGTGTGTACGGAGCAGCAGGTATGTTGGCACTGTCAGCAGTGGCTCTATTACCTCTTGCTATGGTAGGTATGGAGTTACGTGAGTATGCCAAGACAGGTCTGGCGTTCTTTACTACTTTAGGACAAAGCGAAAAGGATTACTTTAGAACTGATAATATGGAGTGGGGCGCATACCTTGGAGAGGCTCTTGATAAAACGGGTATATATGGGCCTCTTTCAATTGTTTCTATGGCGTATCGAAGTGGGCAATGGAACGGCCCTGCAGCAGGTTTATCCGCTTTATTAGGCCCAACTGCTGAATCAGTCGAAGCAGTTTTCGGACGCGGAGAGTTTGATAGGCTCGTTCCTGCTGCAGCTATCTTATAAGGAGTATAGACAAAATGGCTTTAACTGCTTTAATTGGACCCGTAACTGGACTACTTGAAAAGGTAATCCCGGACAAAAACGCCAGAGACAAGATGGCGCATGAGATCGCAACCATGAGTGATAGACACGCTCAAGAGATTGCGCTAGCTCAGATTGAAGTAAACAAGATGGAAGCTCAAGGGAATTGGTTTCAGTCAAGCTGGAGACCGCTTTGCGGCTGGACTTGTGCTCTTGCACTACTCTGGCATTTCCTTGGGCAACCAGTGGCTTTGTTCTTTATTACTATGTTTGGGGCAGAAGTCCCAGCGTTACCTGAGTTTGATATGTCTACGTTAATGACAGTGCTTATGGGTATGTTAGGTCTTGGTGGGTTACGTTCATTTGAGAAAACAAAAGGTGTGAATAAGTGAACACGTATAAGTATTTTAAGGTAGAAGATTTTGATTGCCAAGAAACTGGCGAGAATGAAATCCTGCCTGAGTTTATTGCAGGACTTGATCAGTTAAGGGAAGAATGTGGTTTCCCATTTATTGTTACGTCTGGGTACAGATCTCCTCGGCATAGTATTGAGGCCAAGAAAGAAAACCCAGGTACTCACGCCCAAGGGATTGCTGCTGACATTAAAGTTGTTGGCGGCGAACAACGCAGATTAATTGTAGAAAACGCCTTAGAACTTGGTTTTAAAGGGATAGGCGTTGCAAAAGACTTTGTCCATGTGGACATACGTCAGACCCGCGCTGTACTGTGGGTATACTAATACATATAGCACGAATATAATGAGGGCACTATGGCATACTCTAACACTTTAAGCTACGTTGTAGGCGATACGTTACCAGAGCTTACGGTTACTTTGAAAGATAAAAACGCTGCTGCTTCTGGACAAACATTAAATGCTGATAACGATGCAACTTGGGCACCGATTAATGTAACAGGGGCTACTGTAAGATTGCGTATACGTGAGCTGGGTAGCACTACTGTAACTGATACTCTAAGCATGACACTTAGTGATGCAGCAAATGGCGTTTGTATTACTACTTTTACAACTAATTGTTTTCCTTCTGCCGGGACTTACGAAGGTGAGATCGAAATTACTTTTTCAGGCGGCGGTAAACAAACAGTTAATGACTTGGTAAAGTTTAAAGTTCGAGACGACTTTGACTAATGACTGACTCTATAGTTACGACAAGGGACTTAAAAGCTATATCCTCTGCTAGGAATATGCAGGGGCTTGCGACTGCTCGGCTTATGAAAGCCGTGGATGTTAGGTTACTTGCGTCTACTCTTAATAGATACTTTGATGATGTTCAGAGTATGACGGAATCTGCAACTATTGGATTTAATAAAGGCGCAGCTGATGCGTTTTCTGTTGCTGAAGCAGCAGTATTTGCTATTAGTAAAGACGCGGCAGATACGATAACTCTTTCAGAATCACCGTCTATTGTTACAACTTATATCCGTGCCTTTAGTGATGCTTCAAGTTTATCAGAAGCTTCTGTAATAGGTTTTGATAAAGTCGTTAACGATACGAATAACGAAACGATGAGCATGACTGAATCGTCCGTCATGGCTTTTGATAAAGGTGCAAGCGATACGATCTCTATTGCAGAGTCAGCGGTTCAGGCAGTAGAACTAGCTAAGACCGAATCGTTTACAGTCACCGAAGTATTTTCCAGGGTCGCAACTTTTACAAGAGCTTTTGCCGATACGTTTGCTATGGACGACGCAGCAACAGTAGATGCTTTTGTAAAAGACTACGATGGCAATAAGGCCAATGTTTTTAGCTTTTCTGATTCCGAAGTAATTGGTTTTGAAAAAGCTGCAACGGACAGTTTCTCTTTTGTAGATACACCCGGTGTGGGTTTCGACAAAGGAGTTATTGCAGATTCAGTGTCAATATCTGAAAGTTTCAGTTTTACACTGAGAGGTGGTACAACAATTAATGCTGTAGCACTTAACGAAAACACACTTAATTAATCGAGGAAGCAAATATGGACATACTACAATCAGGTATGGAAATGAAAGGTCATCTGACCATTGCCTTGAACGGGGAAGTCGTTCAAGAAGTAGATAACCTTGTGGTTACCGCAGGTAAAGGTTTTGTAGCATCTAGGATGGCAGGAACCAGCGCCAACGTCATGTCACACATGGCAATTGGAACTGGAAGCTCTGCTGCTGGCGCAAGTGATACTGCACTAGGAAGCGAAGCAGCTCGTACCGCATTAACTTCAACTAACGTATCAGGCGCAGTTGTAACTTATGTTGATACGTTTGCTGCAGGTACTGGCACAGGAGCAATCACTGAAGCTGCAATTCTAAACGCTTCCAGTGGTGGAACCATGCTATGCCGAACTGTTTTTTCAGTGGTAAACAAAGGCGCATCCGACAGCATGACTATTACTTGGACAGTGACAGCTAGTTAATAAGAGGTTAACAAATGGATATTCTTACTATAATAAATATAGCGACATTATTAGTTACAGTAGCTTCAGCCATTTGTGCTGCAACGCCTACACCTAAAGATGACGCTTTTATCGCTAAATATATTTATCCAGTGGTCGAAGCTATTGCGATAAACATCGGTAAAGCTAAACAATAGGAAAGCTCGATGACTGTAAAATTTACTAACAATGCTAACTCAACTTTAGCGAGTGGTATCAACTCGTCTGTAACGTCCATGACATTGGCAGACGCTTCCTCGTTTCCATCTCTGTCAGGGGCAAATGATTATTGCTATCTAACTTTGCAAGAGTCGGGTGGTACTACTCGTGAGATAGTTAAAGCTACAGCACGGTCTAGTAATACTTTTACAGTTGTAAGAGGTCAGGATAATACATCAGCGGCTACATGGAGTAGCGGGATTCTTGTCGAGTTAAGAATAACGTCTGCATTACTGCAAGATGTGATTGATGGGTTGGGGTCGGGATCTATGATGGATACCGACATCTTTGCAGGTGACGGGTCCGACACGACCTTTACTCTAAGTCGTCAACCTGACAACGAAAACAATTTGTTGATATTTATCGACGGTGTTTTCCAGGCTCATAATGCCTATAGTGTTAGCGGGACTACGTTAACTCTAAGTGCTGCACCCGCAAATGGCCGTGTTATTACAGCCTACCATATGGCAACAACTGTAGGCGGATCTAATTTAGTTAAAGCGACTATGACGGGTGACAACAGTGATACTACTCTTGATGTAGGATCTCAAATTCTGCACGAAAACAACGTACAAGTTTATTTTGATGGTGTGTATCAGAGTAAAGGTAACTACTCAGTATCTGGCTCCGTTATCACATTCTCAACTGCACCCCCTACTGGGGTTGCTGTGGAGGCGATCCTTAATACGGCTACGAACATCAGTACTGCTGCTCAGGTTTCTGACGCAGATAACGATACCTTGATTCAAGTCGAAGAGTCTTCTGATGAAGACAAGATACGCTTTGATACTGGCGGTACTGAGCGGATGGTATTGGATTCTACAAGTTTAACAGTAACTCCAAAGATTGTATCTGATGCGGGTATAGATATAGATAACTTCAATATTGATGGAACTACAATAGCTTTAAGTTCTGGTGATTTGACTGTTGATGTAGCTGGAGAAATTAACCTTGATGCTGATGGCGGCAAAATCCGTTTCAAGGATGGAGGTACAGAGCATCTTCGTTTTGTATTAGATAACTCTGGCTTTGTTCAACTGTATTCAGCGGTTCAAGACGCAGACATTAAAATACAAGGCAAT